TCGATCAGGCCCATCGCCGGGCCGTCCTCGGACGAAAGCTCGTCCACCTTCGCCGTCGCGTTGTAGCACCAGAGATAGCGGTCACTCATTGCCCTCTCCCGGCGCCCAGTTGCGCATCTGAATCAACATGCCGAGCGTCGTCAGCAGGCCCGCGGCGAGGACCTCGATGTCCGGATATTCGTGCAGCCCGCCGGGCGCGAGCGAGTCCCAGTCCACGTCCCACCAGCCGGTCTGAATTTCCGTGCTCTGCCGGGTGAAATCCCACTGGACCTTCGTGACCGGCGTGTTCACGTCGAGCGTCGTGGCCGCGCCGATCTGCGCCGTCGTAATCAGATAGCCGACCGGGGCGGCGTTCACGATCTCCTTCGCCTTGTAATGGAGCGCGGCGCGCTGGGTGCCGTACCATTCGAGGGCGAGCCGCGCGATCGTGCGCAAACGCGGGCTGTCGTCGCGAATCGTGTTCAGCGTCGAGACGCGCTTCAGCGTCCCGTCGTCGGCCACGTCCACGACCGTGTTCAGCCCGACGTACCAGACCTCGGCGTCGGGAATCACAATGACCTTCGTCCGCTTGAATTCGGCGATCGGATAGTCGGCCGACTGCTCGATCACCTCCAGCCGCTCGTCCGTCTCGATTGCGACTGTTGCAATCATGTCGTTGTAGTCCCAGGCCGGTTCGACGTCGTCCACGGCCGGCGTCCCCTCCGAGTCCCAGCGATTCAGCGCGATCAGGTGCGGCGGCGCGAACTTCACCCGCAACGCCATCTCGCGGCTCAGCGGCTGCACGCTGCGCGCGTCGGGCAAGTCCGGATCGTGCATGGCCAGCACGTTGCGATACTTCCCCTCGAGATCCTTGATCAAGACGAGCGGCCTGCGGAAAACCGGCTCGGCGTCCGAGTCCACCGACGACGGCCATGCCGGGTCCGAGTAGTCCACGCCTTCGAGCAGCGGCAGCCGCGGCAGAATCGGCCGGTCCTGGTGGAACGAGTTCGCCTCCTGGGTCGCGTCGAGGACGCCGTTCGTCCCGACGACCGGGTTCACGTTCGTCTGCGTGCCCCCGGCGCCGTCGCCCGCGTAACCGTCCCAGTCGGTGGGGATCCGGAACACCTGGAACACGCGCTCCAGCGCCTTCTGCGCGCGGACGCGCTGATTCGCCGACACCTGCTCCTCGTATGTCAGATCGTCGTAGCCCGCCTCACCACTCGCCGCCAGCCGATAGAGCTCCTGATTCGCCGCCGTCCAGCCGGTCTCGAGCGTCGAGTCCGCCGGCGCAACCGTGAAGCAACTTTTGACCAGTGCGCCCTGCACGCGAATCTCGTCGAAAACGGTCTGGCGCTCGTAGCGCAGAATCGGGTCGTCGAGATAATCCGACTCGTGCAGCGTGGCCGCGACCTGGTCCGCGTTCGCCTGGAACGTCTTGACCCCGCTCGTGACCGCGGTCTTCCGCAGGCTGAACACGTGCACGGTCACCGTTCCGCTGCCGGTCGTCCGAATGCACCAGCTGTAGCCGCGGCGCCGGTCAATCAGCCGGTTCAGCGCCTGGAACAACGTCATGCCCTCCACGTCCACGACCTCGCAAATGTGATTCAGATCGTCCGAGAGCCCCCCGAGCTGCCAGACGATCCCGCTCGGGCCGTAATGCGCGAGCAGATACTGGCAGATGTCGCGGTGGCTCCAGAGTTCGGCGTTCTGCGACCGGCTGAAAACATAGTTGTTCGGGAGCACGGTGCTGTTCCGGTTGCCGATCAGGGTCCCGCCGTGCGTGTGCCTGCGGTTGAACGTCAGCCCGCGGTCAATCTCGACCGCGACGCCGTCGCCTTCGGTGAACGCGCCCAGAATCGGCACCTGGTCGAGCAACTGCTCCAGACCGTAAGCGGTCAGAATCTGCCGCCCGCTCGGGTCCGCGGCCTGCGCGGCCTCCACCTCGTAAGCCCGCTGAAGAATCACGCCGTACCACGCGGCCGTGCCGCCGGAGTCCACGATCTTCACGTAATGGTCGCCGTAGTTCACGGGCGTCTCGGCGGAGAACGACGCGGCGTCCTCCCGCGCGATGTTGCCGTACTCGTAGCGAATCGTCGCGGTCGAGACGCGCGGCGCGCACTCGATCGTCGCGATCAGCGGCTCCAGCGCGTCCACCAGCGTCCAGGCATTCGCCCACGCGCTCTTGACGTAAACCTGACCGTAAACCGCACTCAAAACACTCATTGCGCCGTTGCCGTTTCTCTAGTTTCCAGTTTCAAGTTTCTAATCTCTAGTCTCTCGTCACGCCTTTTGCTGCACCACGAAGCGCATCGTCTGGAGCCATTCGCCGTTCGTCGTTCCGCCGATCGCCGTCTCCACCTTCTTGCAGCGGACCGGGACCACGTCCAGAATCGCCACGTTCGTCACCGTCTGGCCGTCGCTGTAAGTCACCGTCACGATCGTCCCTTTCAGCGCCGCGCAGTTCGTGCGGTGCGTGTTCGCGAGCGCGGCCGAATCGAAGTCCGTGATCGTCGTCAATTCCCCGATCGGCGCCCGCGTGCCGATCTGCTTGTAAGAATGTCCGTTGCGGCCCTCGCGCGTGATCTCGCGCATCCCGGTCCCGAGCGTGGGGACCTGCCCGCGCAAGAAGCCGACCGTCACCGCGCCGATCGAGGGGTTCGCCATCAGCGCCCTCCCCGCCGGCCCGCCACCGGCGCGCGGTCATCGCCTACGGTCACCGGATTAGTGACGACGACTTTCAGCGGGGTGTCCATGCCAAACATCACTTTTGCCGCCGTGCGCCTTTTCACCTGGTCTGGTTCACTCCAAATCTCCTCGGGCTCCATCTGCTTTGTCCACAGAGCCGCTTGACGGCCAAACCACCCCATCCGCCGCCGCTCCGCCGGGCCGGTCACGAACGGGGCGAAGCCCAGTCCCCGCTCCGTGGCATCGAGGGCGAGCCGGGATTCCCACACGTCGCGCCGCAGCGCCCACTGTGCGCGCGTGCCGATTGTTTCCTCGCCCTTGATCTGTGCCTGGAGCATGTCCAGCTCGCGCTGCAACGCGAGTTCCGGGACCTCGGCCTCCGCCGCCGCCCGCTCGCGGCCAATGATTCCCGGCTGTCCGTAAAACCCGCGAACCGATTTCATGGTCTCCAGCGTGCGCGGCAAGTCGGCGAGCAGGATCGCCAGGCCGAGCGATTCGCGCTTCGCGAACCCCGCCTCCTGCAACCCGCCCATAGTCGTCATGCCCGCGCCGGCAAGCGCCTGAAGGCGCTCCTCCACGTTGATCGGGGCGCCCGGAGCAAAGCCCAGCTTCTTCCAGGTCTCGCCGACCTGGCCGGTCCGCTGCTGGAGCAAGGTTCCGACCTGCTTCGTGTACGTCGCCAGCATCCCGGGGTCTTCAATCAGTCCGGAGAGCGCGGCCGCTACGCCATAACCCGCGATCGGGCCGCCCTCGACTCCCTGAAACGCGGGCAGCCCGCGGCCCGCCATCTGCGCCAGTTCGGCCGGGCTGAGTGCGGAGGCCTTGCCCGCGGCGTAGGCCGCGCGCGCGGACTCGGCCGCGGTCATCTGCATTCCCATGCCGACTGAGACCGCCGACTTCGCACCCTCCATCGGAACGCCGGCGAGCTGGCTCAGGGCGAACGAGGACCGCGCCGCCTCCAGCCCCTGCCGGTAGTCGCCGAGCTTCGCCTGGAATCCCTGCACCGTGAACCACGCCTGCCCCGGCATGATCCCGTACTCCGCGCCGACCGAAATCGCCTCCCGCGTCCGCTCGCCGATCTTCCCCGGCTGCTGCATCATGGCGAACGCCGCCATGCTCTGCGCGGACTCCTTCACATTCTGCGTGATCCGCTGGACCGTCTGGTCCACTTCCTCCATGCCGCGTTTCCAGAGTGCGATCCCGCCGGCGATTAGCGCTCCGGGGGCGAAGTACGCCGCCAGCCGCCGCATCGTTTGCGAGGTCTTGTCCGTCTGGTCGTCGAAGTCCTTCCCGCCGCGCTTCATCTGCCGCAGCCGGTCCACTACTTTCCGCTGCTCCGCGTCCATCTTCCGGTACGCGGCCAGGACCTTGCTCTCGTCAGCCGTCAAAATCTGGTGAATCTGTCCCATCTGAACTCACTATTCCCTATTCACTATTCTCCATTCGGCGTTTCAAACTCCTCCGAGGTAGAGTTCAAAGTCGGCGAAACTGGGGGCGTAGTGCCGGGCGAGTCCGTCACGCCAGAGCCGGTACTGGAGCCAGCGCCGGGATCGTCCGAAGTTTTTTTTTGAGCCTCCTGCTCCTCCAGGAACTTCTCGACCGTCGGCCAGTCAATCAGCGCCTTCAGCACGTCCCAAAGGTTCGGCGTGGTGACCAGGCCAAGCACGCTGACCTCCTGCGCGCCCACGCGATAGTTCAGCCTGAGCGCTTCGACCGCGATCGGCCAGTACTTCTCAAAATCGATCGTTACCATCTCGCCCTTGGCCGCACCGGACCACGCCTGCCAGAATTTCTCCGCGCCGTCGGCGAGATAGCTAAACTCCGGCAGCGGTCGCAGCGCGAAGTTGCCCGCAGCGTCGAGGCCGAGGGCCTTCGGCAGCACGATCTCGCCCGTGGCAAATCGCGCGACCGGGATCTGCCAGGGATTGCCGTCGCCGAGGCAAACCAGGTGGCCGGGCAATGTGCTTTCGCGCGCCAGTCCCTCCGGGCTCGGCGGGTCGTCCTTCAGCCAGCCGAAAAACCAGCTCGCCCCGGGGGCGCGGTGCCAGACCTGTTTCGTCGGCAAAAACGCCTTGCCGTCGCGCCCGGGACCGGGGTTCGGCGCAATCAACGTGCCGGGCTGCCCCTCGGGTCCCGCGTTCACGCTCCGCGTCGCGACCGGGCAGTTGGGTCCGAAAATCGGCGCCCGCTCCGCGAGAAACTTCTCCTTGGCCATCGCCTCCGGCAGAAAGTACAGAAAAGCTCCCATGTCAGCTCCCTTCTCACGAAATCGCCGTCGCCGCCGAAATCACCAGGATGTCGTTCGCGCCGTCCCAGGTCGGGCGGATCTCGACCTGCGCCATTGCCGGCGCGCCCTGGGAGGCGGGAATCTCGCGCGTGCGAATCTGGCCCTCGTCCACCGTGATCGAGATGTGCTGCGCCGTGGCGTCGGCCACGCGCGTCCCGCCCTCGCTCAGCTTCCGCAGATACACGATGCTGTCCGTTCCGCTCTGCGCCGTCCCGGAAATCCCATACGTGGACAGCACGCTCACGTCCGTCGTGGTGACCGTGATCAGCGGGCGGCGGTCCATGATCGCGATGTACGTCGGCCAGACCTGGCCGTCGCCCGCGAGTACGGTCTCCACGATCCCCGGCATGATGCTGACGTTCTGAACATTGTCCAGCGCAGAGCCGTTGACCGAGACCGGGCCGAGCGTAAACGCCTCGCCGACCGCGGGCGTGCCGGAGAGCGCGGCCGTGGCATCGAGCACGATCGGGGCGTTCGTTCCGTCGTAGCCGCAGATCGCCTCGAAATCCATCACCGCCAACTGCCCCTGCGCGGCGCGAATCGCGCGCGGAATCAGCAGCCCCTCGTTGATCGTCATCTTCAGGTGCTCCTCGGTCGCGTCGGCCACGCGCGTCCCGCCCTCGCTCAGCTTCCGGAACCAGCATTCGAGACCCTCGTCGCCCGCGTCGCTGTCAATCTTCAGCGCGTTGATCAACATCGCGTTCGACGCCTTCGCCAGAATGGTCGCGAGCGCGGAACTGCTGAACGTGATCCGGGGGTCCTGCGCCATCGTCGCCACGAACGTCGGGTCCACCTGGCCGTCGGCGGCGAGCAGGATTTCCTGAATCCGCGGGTCCACGCGGAAATCGGTCACCTGGTCGATCAGCATCGCGTTCGCGTCCGTGGTCGGGTCGTAATTCACGGCGTAAAGCGTGTACACTTTCGAGACGGCCATCTCCGTTTCCTCCGAAATTACACTCGAATCGTTTCAGTCGTGGTCAAAGCATTCATCCGGTCCGTAATGACCCGGTCCATTTCCTTCGCGATCTCGTCGCGCTCGCCGCGCGTCGTCGCCAGAATTTCCTTCGCCTTGTCCGGGCCTCTCCCGATCTGAAAGGCGTAGAGATATTTCGGCCCGCGCAAGCCGCCCCGCGCCTGTTTCGACGTGCCCGAAATGTTGATCGTCTGCGTCACCTCGCGCATCAGACGCCCGGTGTAAACGAGGGGGAGCGCGTGTCCGAATTTCGCCCGCTTGCGCTTGCGCCAGCGCGATGTCCGCCGCTTGTAGTGGTAACGCCCCGCGGCGCCGTGCTCGAAGTGCCGCGGCAAGTGCTTCCCGTGCCAAAACACCAGCCCGCGCTTCAGCGCGTCCTTCATCACCTTCGGCAACGCCTGCGCCATCTGCTTCGCGCCGCCCGTAATGTGAATAATTCCCCCGATCATTGCCGTCAGATGCTCCATTCAATTCTGAGCAGGCACTGCATGTAGTCGCCTTCCGACTGGCTCTCGTCCTCGCTCGCGCGCTGCGGCCCGGCCAGAAACGACCACCCCGTCATGTTCAAGTAGCCGTCCGTCCCGCTCAGGGCGTCCATGTCGCTCAGAAACGACCCGACGTCGTTCAGAAATTGCAGCTCCGCGTCGGCGTGCGACGCCTGGTGCCCCGACGCCACCGCCGCCTCGAAGTAAAGCTCCAGCGCGCCGCGCTCGACGAACGTGTTCCCCGCGCCGCCCGAAACCGACTCGTGCTCGTTCTCGGCCGGGTTGAAGTGCCGGACGCAGGCGAAGGGCCGCTTCGCCGCGTAAGGCGCGTCCACGGCCACGCGGTAAATGTGTGCCTTGGCCGCGTCCGCGTCGGCCGCTGAAACCCACGTCTGGAAGTTGCTCGAATTCGCCAGCAACGTCCGCAGGTTCTCCAGCGGCAAGGCCACCGGGCCGGTCGCAGTCACCGCCATGTTTTGCACTCACTATTCACTACTCTGCACTCACTATTCAGATGTCGAGCCGGTGTCCTTCGGCGCTCTTTTCCTGCGGCTCGCGACGGTAAGCGGTGATCGTCGCCGTCCCGTCGCCCGGGACGTGGGGGTCGCCGAGAACGTTCCATGCCACGGCCGTCCCGCCGGCCTTCACCGGAAACGAAATTGCGTCGCCCCGCGCCGGCGAGGCGACGTCCGAAATCATCAACTTCACGGGAACACGCCGACGAATTTCGAGGCCGTTCTCCGTCGGCTCGACCTCCTGCTCCTGGCGCAACACGATCGCGGTGATGGACTGGGCGTCGCCGCCCGAGGGCGTGTAGGTGACCGTCTCGCCCCAGTCGCGGAACTCGACCCGGTCCAGGTCCAGACTCACTTGCTCGGCGAATCCCATCGTCGGCTCCCAGTAAAAGAGGGTGGGGGACGGGCCGACGGGCACGGCCCGTCCCCCGGGGTGACGACGGTCCTACTTCGCCGGAGGCGTAGTCGCGCTGAGGCAGCGGACCCAGTACACGTAATCGCGGGCGCCGACGTGGCAGTTCCACGCGATCCGGGCCTGGAACGCGGTCCGATTCTGGAGATACGCCTGGGTGTTTTCGCCCAAAGTGACGTACTCCATCCGGAGCGCCCACTTGCGGACGAACTGCTTCCGCGGCTGGCCGAAATACCAGGTCGTGGTCCCGCCGGTGGAGTAGGTGTCAAGATACGGACTGACGACCGGCTCCCACCCGGCATACTTGCCTTTGGGACCCCAGTTGCTGACCGTGTTGCTGCCGGTCGAACTCGGAATCAGCTCGCTGTTCTTGATCTTGAATGCCACGTCCTCCAGCGCCAGCGGCACAAGCGCGACCAGTGAGTTCGTCTCCATTCCGATCGGGTCGCCTTCGTCGTCGCGCATGGCGCCCAATCGCGTCCGAGCGGCCGTCAGGTCCGTCTCGTCCGCCAGCGCGTTGCTCTGGACTTCGGTGCCCAAGGGCGCGCGCTTGCCCGGGGTGTTCGCCGTCGCGCTGAAGAGCGCCGTGTCCGTGCCGTTCGGCCGGTAGACGTAGGGCGCGGCGGCGGAAGCGGCCGAGCCGTAAACGTCGGTGACGAGCTGCAGGGTGTGCTTCTCGACGAACTTCGCGGCGTAGTCGGCCAGGAAGTTCACGCGCTCCACGATGTTCGCCACGTCGTTGCGGGCGATCGCGTTCGCGCCGATCTTCAGAATCCGGCCGTTCGGCCACTCGCCGATCTCCACGGTGTCCTCGGTCACGCTGACCTCGGGGAAGTCGTCGCCTTCCTTCACGCGGTCGTAATCCTTGTTCGCCGGCGCGATCCGCGCGATCACCGTCACCGCCTTGTTGTCTTCCAGGTCGGTCACCAGACGGTCGGCGACCTTCGGGAAGGACTCGTAACGGTCGTTGATCGCCTTGACGATGGTGTTGCCGACGAGGACGGGAAACGCGCTGGTCTGAATCGCGCGCTCGTTGCCGGCCGCGTCGGGCATCACGACCTCGACGGGGACGTCGGCCAGCGCGCGGTACAGAGACTTGATGTCCCGGATTCCGGCGAGGCTGAGCTTGCCCTCGTCAATCGTCATCTGCGCCTTCCGCATGAATTCCGCCGGGTGGTTTTTCGCCAGCGTGCGGATGTCCTGAAAGGACACGCCGCCCGGCTTCCCGACGCGGATCGGCCGCAGGAGCGTCCTGGCCTTGGGGGCCTCCTTTTCCTTCGTTTTCATCGAATTGTTCTCCTCTCTGTGCTCCTCAGGGCTCCGCGGATCAGGAATTGCCGCTGAGCTGGCAGAAGTACGACGCCTGCTCATCGATCAGGACGTAGGCCTTGGAGAGGGAGCGCCGCGTAACGCTCTTCTCCTCCGGCAGCGGACAGTTGCTGTCGTCCGCGATCCGCGCGACCGCGTTCGTGCCGGCCGCCGTGTAGGCCAGCGTCTGCGAATCGCTGATCGCGAGCGGGTCGCCCAAAACGAACGCGCGCGACGCCGACGCGGCGAACTCGAACAGGTCGTCCGGGCGCGGCACGATGAACGGCAGGAACCGGGCGACGTCGTCCGATTTCTGCTCCTGGTCGGCAATGACCAGGCTCGTCGTGTCCGTGGCGGCCGTCACCGGGCCGGGGCGTCCGGCCGTGTTCTTGCCGACCTTGCAGATCTCCCCGCGCTTGATCGCGTAGGAACTGCCGGCGTCCACGGGCAAGAGCATCCGCAGCGGAGCGAGCGCACCGCCGAGGTTGCGAACCCACGGGGATTTGTTCGTGGCCATCAGTTGTTCTCCTTTCCCTTCTCAGGGTGAATGCGGCTCAAAGCGCGACGCTCAGCTCGCTCAGGCCGCGGCTGAACTCGTCGTCGTCAATCGCGTCGAGGTCCGCCGCCTCGGTCTCTTCCTCGCCGGGGCCGGCCGGGTCGCCGCGCTCTTTCTTCAGCTTTTCGAACAGGGCGTCGCGCACCTCGTCGGCCTTCTTGCCCTGGCTGACAAGCTGGGCCGCGAAATCGCGCAGGCCCACGCAGTCGGCGTGGCCGAGCACCTTGCGCAGCTCGGGCGCTTCGTCGGCCGTCTCCGCCCGCTTTTCCTCGCGCGTCTCGGCCTTCTGCGCCTCCGTCTTCTCGGGGGCAGGCGCTTCGGCGCGCTTCTTGTCCTCGTCCGGGAGCTTCTCGGTGAGAAACTTCCAGGCGTCCTCCTCGGAAGCCTTGGCGTCCAGGCCTCGGCCCTCGAGGTACTTGCGGAGTCGTTCGTCCATCGGTTTGTCTCCTTCCGAATTGGCGGACGAATCTCGTTCCGGAACCGGGTCCGGACCTGCCTCGATCTCGATCCCGTCAAGGCTTCGGGTCATGTCTCTGCCGACGCCGACGTCCCAGTCGGCCGGAATGGGGGTCAGGGAAACTTCGACCGGAGCCCACCTTGTCGCGACCAGGCCGGGCCCCATCAGCCGCTGGCCGGTCTCCGGATGCACGAACGGCTGCCCTTCAGCAATACGCTGGGCCTTGTCAATGATGTAGCGAGAGGACACCCCGCGAAGAGACCCTGAGCGCACCTTGTTCATGGCCCAGTTGCCAAGGCCGTCGTCGTCAAATCCGAGCGTCGCGTGTGCGCGGCCCTTCCCCAGCGTCGCGTCGCGCAACGGCCCGACAATCTTGTCGGGATTGTGATTCAGCAGGGTCGCGCCGACGGCGTTCAACCGGCTCAGGTCCACGTTGTCCTTGCCGTGCAAAAGCAGTTCGAAGCCGAACCAACGCTGGACAAGGGCCTCCGAACTGATGCTCGCGCGCACGGTGCGGTTTTCTTCGTCCAGATCGTTCGGGCGAATCGTGATCGAACGGTAAAAGCTCCGAGGGTCAGCCCGACTCCCGTCGTCAACGGAAGGAAGTCTGGGCTTTTTCGGTGCCTCAGTCGTTTGCGATGGCATCGACCAGCTCCTTTTTCTCCGATTCCTTGTCGAGGTCCGCCGTCGGCTTCTCGCCCACCGCGACCACATCCCACGGCGAGGGCAGCCCCATCTCCTTCAGCTTCTTGTGCTCGCGCGACGCCTGCCCCGCCACTTCCTCGAAGTCCAGCCCGCGCGCCGCCAGTTCCTCCGCGTGCGTCGAGAGGTAACTGCGAATCGAACCCTTCGCCGCCTGATATTCCTTGACCGGGTCCACCCAGCCCCAGCTCGGCGGCGTCCAGACCGACCGCAGGTAGTCGCGCCGCCGCGCCATGAATCCCCGCGCGTCTAAGTCCCCGCGCAACACGCCGGTCAGAATCACCATCTCCCAGATCGGCCGGCAGAACTGGTGAATGAGAAATGCCTGCCGCGCCTGAAAGCCCCGACGCGCTTCGAGCAGTGACGCCCGCGCGGAGGAGTAATTCGTCTTGGAAAAGTCCAGCGCGATCAGCTCGAACGGCAGCCCCACCGCGACGCCGATCGCGCGAAGCAACGCCTGCGTGAATGCCTCGAAGGCCGAGTTCGGCCGCTGCGGATTGCCGAACGTGACCGTCTCGCCCGGGTTCAGGTACTGCATCCGCCCCGGCTCCAGCGTCTCGACCCGGTCCCCGTCCGCGTTCGTGCTGCCCGCGTTCGCCGCCAACGTGGCCGACACCGGACTGGTCACAAACACGCCGTAACACGCCGCGATCCGCGCGGCCATGATTTCCGCTTCCCAGTACCGGTGCAGGTCCTCGAAAATGTGCAGGGTCGGCGCAAAGTCCGAAAACCCCCGTGTCTGCCCGGGCCGGGTCACGCGGAACGGGTGCAGGCAGCGCGGCAAACGAACGCCGCCCGGCATGTCCAGCCAGCGCGGGATCCGCTTGTAACTGCCGAGCGCGATCGCGAGCGAGTCGCCCGGGTGCTGCTTCGACACCCAGTAGGCTTTCGGCTCGCCGGTCTCCGGATCGAGTTCGACCCCGTCGCGAATGGCCGCGTCCGTCAACTTCTTGATCGGCGTGCCCAGCCGGTCCGCCTCGATCAACTCGATCCCGAATCCCCACCGGTTCTTCTTCTTCGGCAGGTTCACCAGCACCTCGCCGTCGTGAATGACCGACCGGCAGAGGACCTCCTGCATTTCGAAGAAGTTCAGCTTGCCCGCCACGTCGCACTCGGCCGCGAACTCGGCGAAATACTGCTCCGCCTCGCGCCGGAACCGCTCCGCCGCCTTCTGCTCGATCACCGTCCAGCCCGCGGGCTTTTCCAGCGGCGTGCTCTCGGGCGTGTCCGCCTCGACCGCCGATTGCGGCCGAATCCCCCGGCCGACCACGTTCCCGACGAGCCGGTCCACCGCGCCCCGCGCGTAAGGATTCCCCACAATCAGCTGCCGCACGATGTTTCGCACCTTCTCGCGCGAGTTCCGGACCAGTGAATCGGCCGACTGCGTCGTGTTCGTCCAGTCCGTCCGCCCGCGGTGACTGTTCGCGCCGATGATCTCGCCGCGCTTCCGGCTCCATTCGGCGAAAGCGAGCTGCGCGCGCGCCTGGCGCCGCTGAAGTCCGCGCTTCGGCGAGACGATCTCGATCACGCGGTCGAACAGGCTCGGCGGCGGAATCTTGTAGTCGTAACTCACGGGTCATCCCCCGGCCGTCCGAACGTGGCGTAGTTCCGCCGCGTCTCGTCCCCGCCCTCGGCTTGAATCATCATGTGCAGCCACTCCAGGAACTCCCGGACTTCCTTCAGGCTGTGGAAGGTGCGGCTGCGGTCCCCGATCGCGTAGCTCTTCGTCAAAACCGACCCGTTGCTCAGGTCGTTCAGAATCGCCGTCCTCAGGGCGCTGTAACTCGTGAAATCAGCCATTCAGGTCCCTCGTCTGGAGGCCCTCCGGTTTCAGCCGTTCGTCGTCAGCGTCCACAGCGATCCTGCACGGCTCGCAGCGCCAGACCGTGGCCACGGTTCCGCGGCGCATCTCCGCCCCGCAGTACGGACACGCCGGGCCGGTCCGCGATGTCTCGAGCATCCGATTCGTGCGATTCCGCAGCATCCGCTCTCCTGCGCCCACGAAGCCCCAAGCACTTCGCGTATTCTCGACAGAAAAAGGCCGCTCAGGAGTCTTGGGCCTCCCAAGCGGCCTTTGTTTCTGTCGTTCCGATCAGCGCACGTCTGCGCTAATCACAAGTGCATTACGTCAGAGTCCGTGTCCCACAGTTCAGCTCCTCATTCTGCACTCACTACTCACTACTCTGCGCTTGTCCGTCAAGTGTTCTATCTTACGACACCGACTTTGTCAAAAAGTACCTACCAGATGCTGGTAGTGCCAGAATGGGTCAGTCAGTACCAGATTGGCACGAAATAGCGGCCCTTCGTTGCCCCAAAACGCGACAATTCACTACTCACCATTCACTATTCTGAATTCGCCCTACCCCTCCCACCAAGTAGGCAGAAACGCCTGCGGATCGGGCAGCGTGCCGGCGAATTTTTCCACGTGGTCCCACGCCGCGAGCGGGGAATTCTTCGGCATCGGCAGCGCGCGCAGCCACGGCTCGAAGCACGCCGAATGCAGCCAGGCATGGTCCGGCTGCCAGTAGCGGCTCTGGACCTTGTCAATCCAGACGGCCAGACACTGCGCCTTCGACCGGTACGGGTAGTGCCGGTAGCGCGGAATCCGCGCCTTCCACCGCCGCGCCTGCCCCGGCCCGCGCGGAATCGTGCAGTGGTCCGTCCCGGGAAAGTAGAGCTGGTGATTCTCCAGCTTGAACTGCCGGTCCTCGAAGAACGGCCCGCCCCACCACGTCACGCGCTCGGTCACCGGCTTCGTGAGGTCCAGGGTGAACCGGTCCTCGTGGTGGAGGAAAAACCTGAACTCGCCCCACATGACGAACGTCGCGCCGCCGGCGTCCGCCTGCTCGGCCATCTCGAGCGGGTCGTCCCACCAGAACTCGTCCGCGTGGAGCAAAGTCACCCACACGTCCGCGCAGCCGAACTCGGAGAGGATCCACTGCATCGCGTGATTCCGGTGGCCGTCCGTCCAGCGCTCGCCCTCGCGCAAAACATCTTCGTCTCTGAACAGCTTGATCACATTCGGGCACGCCGCGATCAGCTCACGCCCGCCATCCGTGCTTCCGTCCTGCGCGACGATCGTGTCGAAGAACCGCGAGTGCGCCTCCAGCGCCTCCGCCAGAACGTCTACCTCATTCCGCACCATCAGCAGGCCGATGTGTCGAAGCATTCAGCCACCCTTTCACCAGCAGGTCCCCAAACTCCGGCTCGATCATGACGATCCCGGTCCCCGTCTGGATGTTGTTGTGCATCTCGCCGATCACCGTCAGCGACGGGTAGCGGTACTTCAACTCGTTCCAGAACGGCTCGACGCCGATCCCCTCGCGCTTTGGCCGAAACTGACAGTCGTGCAAGACAATCAGCCCGCCCGGCCGCACCAGCGGCGAATAGAGGTCCCAGTCGAGCCGGACGCCTTTTTCCGCGTGATTTCCGTCAATATGCAGCAGATCCACCGACCGTCCGTCCAGCACGGTCTTCACGCGCGCCACCGTCGCCGGAGTGTGAGAGTAGCCGTAAACGCGCCGGAGAATCGAGCCGTTTCCGTGAACATAGTCCGCCGAGCGCAACTGCGTTTTCCGCTCGACCGCGTCCACGGCAACGAACAGCGCGCCCGGCTCCAACACGGACGCGAGCGCGCAACACCAGCCGCCGTCCGCCGTGCCGATTTCGAGAACCCTTCGCGCGCGCAACGCCTTCGCCAGCGCGGCGACGACGCTCAGCTCAACCATGCTCTGAATGCACTTGATCCCCAGTGAAGCCAGCTCCTTCTGCACGGTCCGAATTCGCTCGATCACAGCCCACACTCCTTTCTCAGTTGCTGGAGTTGTTCGCCATGCCCTGGCAGTTCGCACGAATCTGCCGAGAACCGGATCGCCGGCCAAGGTTTCCCGGTGTGTTTCTCGTTTCGGCGCCGCAACGCGAGGTCACCCAACCGCAGAATCAAGAGGAAGTTGTAGAGTTCGCTCCACCCCATCACGCCCGTCATGTATGGCACCCCGCGGTCCTTGGGAGGACCAATATCTTCCGGACGGCAGATGCTCAGTTCGTAGCCGCGCCACTCTTCCTCCAACTTCCTCACGTGAATCATGAAATCAATCAGCTTCATCATCCGCTCCTTTCTCTGCGTCCTCCGTGTCTCCGTGGTGCGCCTTTTCGGTTCGAAAGCCGGGGACCCCCTCGATCGCCAGCATTCGGACCGGAAAAGCATCGACGCCCTGAATCGGCGGCGGGGCGAAGATCGCGAGGAAAATGTCGTCGCTCAATGCCTCGCCGTTGCGGACGTTCTCGACCAGCATCACGCCCTCGGGCATCAGCACGGCGTGAAAGCGCGCCGATTCGAGGTCGTTGTGCTCGATCGCCACCCCGTCCCCGAAAGCCACGGCGCCGACTTTCTTTTCCCGCAACCACAGCGCGGCCTCGATCCCCAGTTCCGGGCGGTGATCTTCGGCCGGCCGCGGCTTCTTGAACGGCTCGCCCTTCGCCTGCGAATCGAGCAGCACCAGATCGCCGCGCCTGACCTGACCACCGTTTGTGCGTTCCAGATCGGCGGGCGTGACCATGCCGTTTCTGTCCCCCATCACGCTAAGTAAAAGCCGGACGCCGCGGCGGACAAAATGGCCCCCCCACGACACGGTCAAATCGGGCAGTCCGTCCCACCAGTGCCGCGGCATCTCCACGTGCGTTCCCGCGTGACTGTCGAAGCCGATCTTAGTGTGATAGTCATGCGTCTCCTCGATGAAATAGCGATCTTTCCCCAGCATACGCTCCTCGAACGCCTCCGGCGGCGCCGTCAAGTCCACGACCCGATACGGTCCCAAGTTATTCACGGCCTTCTCCTTTCAGTGCGACTGCCGTTTTCCGGCAAATGAAGACAATGCAATTTAGAACGGCGTATTCCGGAATATCCGCCGGCGTCAGCTCGGCGGTGAGCCCGACGGCCTTCAGTTCCCTGACGAGCTGCGGCACCGCGTAATAGCGAAAGACCCGGCAGCCGTCTTTGCTGAGCGGGTCCGCGTGGATTGGAACAGCTGGCGACCACTTGTCGCTCAGCACGTCGCTTTCATCCCAAATCTGACAGAACGAGAGATGATACGGCCCCGCCGTCAGCGGCGCCGTCAGAATCAGCGCGCCGTCCGGCTTCAAGACCCGCGCCAGCTCCGAAAGCGCCAGGTCGTAAAGCCGCACATGCTCCAGCACGTCCGAGCAGATCACGACGTTGAATGATTCATCCTCAAATCTCAGCCCCTCGAGATCCGCCACGACCGCCCCCTTGCGCTCTGTTAGTTCCGACACTACAAGCCACTTCACCCAGTCATGCAAAAAAGACGTCAGGATGTCTTCTCCGACCTGGTAAACGGCAATCCTCTCCATCAGTCCTTTGCGCCTTTGCGCCTTTGCGTGAGGAATCACACGCTCGATCGCCGCCATCACCGCCCGATGCCTTGAAGTCCCCCCGCACCCCGGGCACTCCATCGTCTCCCTGGCGCCCGTGTCGCCGACCGGCCCCGCCTCGCCCTCGAATTCGCAAATCGGACAAATCATCTCGGCGCTCCTTCGTCAAGCCATGTCGTCAGCGGCATCCAGTGCTCGTCGCTGAGAGGGCCCTGATCCGCCGGCCAGTCGCGCGAATCGCGGAACCTCAGAAAATCCTCCCAGCGGCTCAGCGCGTTGACCAGATCAAGAGAATTCCATCTCGGAATAAACGCCGCCCGGTACAGCCCGTCCACGAAGTCCTGCCGCTCATTGTGCAGCGCGTCGCACTGCGCCTGCGTCACCTGATCCGCGATTTTCGACCCCGGAAAAATCGTCAACCTCGAGAGCCCCGGGTGCCACGTCCCCTTCGCCTCTGCCCGCCGCATCGGCATCTTTTGCAAGAGGCGCATCGTGTCGAGAATATCTTCCTGCGCCTCCATCGGGTTCGCGCTAATGACGTCGATCTTCACGGTCAACGGGAACGTCGCCAGGATGTCACACGCCTCCAGAATCTGCTCCCGCGTCGTCCCCCGCCGATAGAGTTTCAGAATCCGGTCCGAACCGCTCTGGACGCCCAGGCACACTTCCTCCAGCCCGACGTCCACGAGCGCCCGAATGACGTCCGCGCGAATGTAGATCGGATGCGTCATGCACCAAAATCGCGCATTCGGCCACACGTTCGGCAGCTCCCGCGCGAACTCGAAGACCCACTCCGGATTCGCGATGAAGAGGTCGTCGTAAATACTCAGCAGCTTCAGGTCCCACCGCTCGCGCGCGTTGAATATCTCTGTCATCACGTCCTCGACCGACCGCTGACGGCAGTATTTCTGGCCGCGGTAAAGTTCATGGACCGTCGAGTTGTGACAGTAGGTGCACGCCCGCGGACACCCCCGCGAAGTCAGCAGCGGATACGCTCCCCTGTCGTTGTCCAGTCGCCCGTCCGGATGAATCACTTTCCCCCGAACGATCGTCCACGTCGTCTCCGCCGTGTAATCGGGGAACGGCGCGTCGTCAAGGTTCTGTAAAAGTGGTCCGACAACAGACGACCCACGATGGGGCATGTGTTCTCGTTTACGCTCGATGAGCGGCACCGGACAGAACTTCTCATCACTGGGTTCCAGCAGCCATTTGATCACGTCGTCCCCCTCGCCGAGACAAATGTAATTCGCCCAATCCCACGCTCGCCAGGGACCGACTATGGCGGCGCTCGTCGCCCCAATCCCGCCGGCGATAATCGGCACGCGGTGACCGGTCGCCGTCCGCGCGCTGCACGAAACCTCGAACGCCATCTTCGCCATCCGGCTTCGATACGAAATCCCGATCACATCAGGCTTCAGCTTCGGCAGCAACTCCTCGAGTTCACAAAACGACGCGCAACGTTCCGGGCCTTCCGCCTCCTCACTGAACTGATACGTCTCGTGCTCGTACTCCCCGAAATTGATCAGAAACATCTCGTGCCCCAGCGCCTTCCCACGCGCCACCAGCTGACGCGCACCTAAATTCCCCCGGTCGCACAGCGAAATCATCACGAAGCGCATGCCGCCTCCTCCTCT